CAACATCTTCTTTTTTATCCTTTCCAGGGCCATAAATTAGGGCATGATCCTCGGGTCTTTCACCTATAAATCTATCCACAAGGGGGTTAAAGTCCTCTTGAACAGTGAGAATATTGCCTTCTGCCTCTTCTTTTAATATGCGAACAATTTCAAGAAGTTTTGGTCTTGTGACAGCATTAAGTGTTACACCAGTGCCCCATTTTGGGATAAGGTTTTTAAACTCTTCAAGTTTACCTTGAGCTGCTAACGTGGCCTCTAGTTCAGATTGCCTAACAACGGAATCAGGATCAAGAACTTTATTAAACAGTTTAAGGATAGCATCATCACTAAAACCTGAATTAGGTTGGGCAGCAGCAAAAATGTTATCTGCACTATCCACTACAGTCTTATAGTTCTTTATTCTTGTGGTGTACTCTTTGTTTGTTTTCCATACATAATCTGCTAAAGACTCTCCTGTTAAACTCCCTGAGCCATCCCCACCAACAACAGACCCCATCTCAGCAAACAGTCTTGCAAGTATAGAGTCTTTCATCTTATTAGCACCTGAAAGAACCCTATTTTCATGTTCAGGACTAGTATACACCAACCCTGCTCCCCTTTCAATGAAGTCTGTCATGGCTAAAGTTTCATCTCTCTTATCTTTGTTCATGTTATAGATATTTCCCATAGCATCTTTTCCACCTTCAAAAAGACTTGCCATGGCACCGAGATATTGTAAAGCAGAATCACTATTCCCCTCTTTTATCTGTTGAATAAGGAAATCATTGTGTTTCTTACCACTTGGATCTGCTAGGGAATCTTCTTCTAGTTGAGTTATAGCTGCTTCATTATTCCCTGAGTATAGTGCTGCATAAGGCTTCATTATCCTAGTTAAACCATTCTTTTGGTATATAGCATCCATACCCTTAACAGACTCTTTAGCTAGGTCAAACTTCCCTACACCATCTGCGGCATCCATATAGTTAGAGTATGCTTCTTCATCTCTTGGATTGGCATTGTATGCTGTCAGAGCTTCTTGGTATCTCTCATTAGCTACCCTAGCAGCTTCGGCAGCTCTTTTAGTGTTAACCATATCTGCAAACTGCCCTCCTAGATTAGTTAGAGGGTTCCCCTTATTGGCCATTTGGCCAAAATTATATAGCATATCACTCATTAGAACAGACCTGCTATTTTAAGCCCTAACCCTGCTGTGTCCATTAGAAAATCTTTTCCCATGGTATATTGGTTCATATAGTTAGCAGCATCAGCATTGGCTCCTTCCATCCCTGCGTTGCCTACTCCGGCAGCAGCGTTCTGCCCTATGGAAGTAAGACCTCCAAGTTGAGAATATTGCTGCCCTATAGCCTGATTCAAGAGTGCCGGGGCAAATTGCCCCAAGGCCCCCTGAGTGTTCCCTCCCCTCAAGCCTCCTGTAGCAGATGCATTGGAAAGAATGGAGTTTTCCCCCATTCTTAGTTGATCTTGAAAACCTGATGAGTTACGAATATTAGCATATGCTTGTGCCTGTGCTTCGGGCCCAAGAGAGCCGGACATGGCTCGTTGCATTTCTAAGGCAGGAAGTCCAGCATCTGCGTAAGGTTTAAGCTGGGCCTGCATTTGGTCTGTGCCAGCTTGTAAAGCATCTGTAGCATTATTAGAGGCAGTTATACCCGTTATATCTTGCCAAAAGTTATTGAGTCCGTTGCCTATGTCTTCAAAGAAACCCATAATATTCTCCTTACCTGTTTAAAGGTTCTATATCTGCTTCAAGTCGGGAAATAGCTATATAAGAGTTGCTATCCCCACGAAACCGTTGTATTCTCATATTTCTCATTCCACCCTGTCTCCACCAAACAAGCCTTTTTAGCCTTTCACCAAACATACCAGCTTTGATATATTTCTCTTGGCTCCATAACCTACCATCAACAGAATATGAAGTAGACACCATAGGCTCTTCTTCTGTGGAAAACCTACCTGTAAGGGCAACAAGTTCAAGTTTATTGATAATAGCTCCCATACTGTCATTGTAAATGATCTTAGTACCAAACTCCCATATAGACTTTGAACCAAAATGGGTAGAAAGGGTGTTATCTAAAACCCCTACTTTCGGACTCTCCGTGTCACCTACTTGCCACTTATCATAACAGTATATCACATCACGAGCCCGGTAGGAGGCATTTCCTAGTGTTCCGCTGACCTTTTCATGCCAAATCGGTTCTCCTGCTGCTTTTGAGGATGTCATATCAAAGACAAGGGTTCTATCTTGAAGCCTTACCCACAGAAAAGAGTGCCCTTTATTATTAGAGACTTCTAATACAGCTAAAGATAACTCTGCTTCTGGTATCCCAGCTAATTCCTCATCAATCTCTTTTGTGCTTATCTTTGTAGCCTGGGTGTTATACCCCATGTATATCCCAGGGGATTCGTTTTTTCCACTTCCAAGAAACATGAGAGTTTCCTCATATACCACAGAACAGCGGGGCCCAATAGCTCCACGGTGAATCTGGGCCCCATCTATTCTCTGGAAAGGAAAAAGATCACCCCCCACGTTATCAAAGACTTCAATGGTGTACCTATTCACAGCATACACTTCATTGCGAATAACCCATACATTATTTATTGGATCTGGATCTATTTCTGAGGAACCATACTTTAAAGGGTTTATGGATGTTGGGTCATTTAGATCTGTAACAACCAAAAACTCTCCATCTGTGGTCATGAAATAGCCGTCTATGTACACAACAGAGAGAACAAGTCCAAGGTCTGGATCTGTTACTTGAGATAAAGTTGTCCCGTTGTAGTAAAAAAGATTGCCATTGGAAGCAATGGCAAGTTGATCAAAGGAGTAGCACATGGTTACTGGCTTATTGTCTGTACCCACATCCCCTATTATTGTGACTGTGCCATCTCTATCTGTAGAGCAGAGTTTTCTACCCATGACACGATAAAGCACATTATTCCAGTTGATTGCCCCACGGGATATTCCGGGGCCCACCCCGATCTGCACTATTCCATCCACAGGACGTAAGTACCCTTCTGAAATACCTGTGTTTTGAATGACAGGAACCATATTGATAGGGTATGAGATTTTATAGTCTGCTGTCTCTCCGGTGTATACCCCGTTCAATATAGGTACTTGCATTTAGCCCACCCTATACCATGAGTTCAGTGTAACATCATACTTTAAAGTGAAAAAATCATCCGCTCCTAGAGAGGAGGGGGCACCATAAACTGCATCTGCACCATTTAAGTTTACAGAGAAAGTGGTAACTTGCTGTGTACAATTAACAAGAACAGTTTGTTTGTCAATAGCCATGCTATTCTGAGGAAGGGTTATTGCTCCTGTGGCATAAGTAGCAGCAGGGGATAATATTAAGTGTACATCCTTGTTATCATTATTTATAGAGACATTAAAAGCAGTGGCAGAAGGGGCTGCATATTGTGTTACAGGTTTCATGTTAGAGGGTGTACTACTCAAGGATAAACTTGACACTGCGGATAAGGTTGTTAGTCTCCAATCGCTATTTTCTGCATCCCATATTAGGGCAAGATCGGAAGAAACAGGCGTGTCCTTCCTGGAATAATTTCTACTCATTATACTGGCCCTCCTGACGGGTCTACTCCATTATCCACTGGATCAAGGTTATTGTCCACTGGTCTAAGTGTAAATGGAGAGTTGCTTTTATATCCAGCCCCTTTAGGCATGGACTTCAACTGTGATTCCTTTGGTTGTGCAAAAATAGCACATAAAGTGCTGTAGCTATTCTTGGCAGCTACTTTAGTTTCTGCTGAAACAGCTTTTCCATAAGATGGGCCAATTCTAACAGCTAGATTAGTGATAATAGCCTCTTCGGCCCAATCTGGAATATTTGATTCTTGCTCAGAGGCAGAGCTATCTTCTGGAGCAAGGGGAAACGAAAGTGTGACCCCTTTAACACTCCAATCAGCCAACATAGAAGTCATTCTACGAATAGCCGATGAAATCATATCGGGATCAATATCAAAGGTGTTGCTTCCAAAACCCATCTCTTCAAAGGCATATAAAGCGAGTTCCCCTTTAGTGCTCATTAGAAGTCGTCCTCTTCAAAGGCAGGCTCTTCCTTCTCAACTTTCTTAGAGAGCTCTTTTTTAACTGTAAGAGGAGTTTTTTTCACTACTTTTGTAGCTTCCTCAAAACTGTCAATAAAACCCTCTTTTAAAGCAGCTTTAAGCTCTTCTTCATTCTCAACTAGGATAGTACCATAGGTAACACCTAGATTTCCTTCTATATCTCCGGGGGAAATATACACATTTCTTGGGAACTCCATTTTATCTCCTTACCCAATCCTATATGTTACATAGGTTGCGGCAGCCGTTTTTCTTGTCCTATACATTCCAATGGAAGTAGCAGCAGTAGCAGCTAACCCCACTAGGGTATGCCCTGATGCAGCGGCAGCTACTGTAAAAGCATTTGCCCCCACTTTAATAACAGACCAATCAAAGCACTCATCAATATCCATGTCTAAGGAAGCATCCATTACCGCACCAGTGGGAAGTGTTCCCGTTGTAGCAGCAGCAGCAGAAGTTACTATACCACTTGTAATAAGTGCAACAGTAAGTGCCCCGGTAGAATCAAGAGCCCCTGGAGCCCCTTGATATCCTTTCTGAGTAAATACAACGGGAGCTGTACCCACATCATAATAAACTGGTTCTGCTCCAGCACTTATTATTAAGGATGTTGCAGAAGAGAAAGCACTTGTAGTATGTCTTGTTTTAGCAGGAACAACTTTCAATACAGCATAAGACACGGGATAGTTAGCAGAAGCAACGCTGGAATATATTTTACACTCTGTTTCTGAGTAAACTGATAGCTTATCAGAAGCATCTATTGTGAAGGTTAATTGGCCCCCACCAAATATTTTATCTTGCATTTTATCTCCTGTATATTAGTAGTATGGGGCAAAGCCCCAATACTACTAATAACTTAATCTTAGGTCTGGTCGAAAATCAGTATTCCTGACATTTCAGGAGCCAAGTTGGTTACTCCATAAAGAAGGTCAAATCTGAACTTAATCTTCATGGTATCTATGTCAAACTGTTTTGTCATAACCATTTCAATACCTTGATCAGTAGAACCTCTCAGAACAGAAGCACCAGCACCATCAGGAACTTGATACTTTCCAGGGATTATCTCTATAGAGTCCTTGAACCAGAAGGGGTTGATAGCAGCTGCTTTTTTGTTAAGATAAACAATGGCAGCAGTTTCAGATTCAGTATTAACAACACAGTTCTGATACTGTTTTTCAGCAGTAGTTGCACCCTGAGCAGAAATAATAGGAGGAGTAATGGTCAGGGAAGTACCACTGGGAACAGCAATAATACGGAAGGTTTTAAGCTGTCCAGTATCCTGCTTGGTAATTGCATGAACTGCATTGATACCAGCTATAGTCATTGCATCTCCTGCAACAACATCCGAAGTGTTACTTACAGTTATGGTCTGAAAACGGTTATCAACGTTGTTTACACCCGTGGTTCCAGTAGCAGTAGCTTTAGGAACGTGAAAGCGAGCAGTAACAGTACGGTTGTCAAAAGTATCACCAGTACCAGCAGCGGCAGAGATTCTATTGGAATAGTCCAGTTTGTAAGTATCAAAAGAAGCTAATAGACCAACTTGTGCTCTTTCATAAGCAGTAAGTACTTTACCAGTTACTGTTCCACGGTCAGCCAAGTTAGATGCCATTCCGTTATAGTCACGGGTAGAGAGGAACAATTTACGGTCATAATTCTGAACACCCTGTTCATTCATAATTGCTTCAACTTTTGCAACATCATCAAAACCAGAAGCAGCAGCAGCAATAGGAACTACAAGAGAACCATAGGTACAGGCAGCATTAAGAACATCTACATTAAGGTCAGAAGCAAGTCTCTGCTTTGCACCTTCACCAAGTCTTTTCTCCTGGACAGCATCATTCAGTTCACGAGCATCCATAATAAGAGGAACGGTGTGTTTAAGACTTATGGAGGTAGGAACAGAAAGCTGTGTCCTATCCACGAAGTTTCCAGTCTGTGTCATACCACTAGAGTTAGAGTCTAGGATATAGGGAGAAGTTCTCCACATAACATCACCAGCTCTGACCATATCAGTCTGACCTGTTTTATATACCTTGGCAGCTTTGGATGCAACAAGTGCATCATTAAAACCCTCAAGAACCTCTTCAAAATTAACTCTTTCTTCTTTACTAAAATCGTTAGCCATTTATTTTTCCTTACGAAGTTTGTTTTTGTAAGCCGAGACTTTGGTGTAATCGCCTGTCTTGGCTGCTTCATCTCTCAATCTTTCTAAGGCTTTATCCGAGTTTCCAGAGATACCACCAGCTTTACCGCTGGTAACTCTTGTTTCTGGGGTTGGTACTCTTTTATTTGTAACCTTCAATTGAGACTCCAGTTTTGCCACAGTAAAAGCAAATGTTATCGGGTCAGTAATTTTAGCCAGCTCTGCTAATTTCTTGGGGTTTTTCCCCAAGGCATATACTAAAAGGGCTGAATCTTCTGAACCCTGGACAACTATGCCCTGCTGTGTTTCCGACAAAGTTTCTGTAACAAGCTCTTCTGTGTCCATAAAGTCTTTGAAGCTGTGCTCTTTACGTTTAGCCACATAAACCTCTTGACGGTTTCTGTATGCTTCGTTCTGGGCCTCTGCTGCTTTAACCTTATTTGCTGCTTGTTCTTCTACTTCCTTTCTCCGATCGTGATACTCTATGAGCTTTTGCTCAAACTTTTTATCATCAAAGTTACAGTTTGAAAGTGTTGGTTTTTCTCCAAGCTCAATTGGCTTTTCAGCTTCTTGTACTTTTTGATTCTCCTCAAGTTGCCTTTTAAGCCTCCTGATCTCACTATCTTTTTTCCTGTTACTTTTACGCAAGGTTTTAACAAACTGCGGTGCAGGTTTCCCTGTAAAACCGTCTGTAGTATCTTCTTCCTCTTCTTCTTCGGAAGGAGCTTCACCTATTGTAACAATCCGATCATCCTCTTCGTCTTCATCCTGGTCAATCTCAGGTTCTTCGGGGTTGTTGGAATCCTCAACAATTTCCTCTTCTTCAACGACTACATCATCTTCTTCGATGATCTGATCTTCTTCAATACTCATAATACACCTCTTTTGTCTCAATTGCAAGCGTTTTATGCAATTGGCTGTTCTGGCTGTTGCGTCTGCTGCATTGGTGCCTGACTTTGTTGTTGTATCTGTGCAAGTTGCTGTTGTTGGGCAGCATATTGTGCTTCTTGCTGTTTCTTTATCTCTTCTTCTCTATCCAAGGCTGCTGCCACAGCATTTCTCTGTGCTAGGTCTACTTTGGATAAAGTCTCTGCTGTCTTTGCTCTGTCCAGTTCTGCGGAAGTCATAACCTTAACAACCTCAGACTTTGTTTTAACTGCCTCTGCCTGTGCCTCTGCTGCCATTCCTTCGTAGGCTTTTTCCTCTGCCGTGGGCTCTTTGTTCTCTGCCTCCTTAGCCATTTCTGCTGCTTCTTCTTCTGTGGGCTTCAATGCTCCCATGTTAAGTAGTTTCTTTCTATAGAAATCACGAACCTCAGAAATACCCTCTCCTTCCATGTTCATCATAACCATGGATTGAAGAACCTGTATCGTTTCCGGGTCTTGCGTGATAGCAAGCATATTGGTCAGCGTACCTACTGTAGCCTCTCTCTGAGAAGCAGAAGATGGCCCCACATCAACAATAACATCAAAGGATGCTCTGGATAAGTCATTCTTTGCTTCCAGTTCTCCGTGTTGCCCAAGGCCGGGTTGCATTAGTTCTACAGATTGCATCTGCCCGGTTTTATTGACAGTTTTCATTTTTCTGCCTTTCTCTACATAAAGGTCTTTGGCCATGGAGAGCCACACCTCTCCAATTCTCTTAATTGCCTTGGAGAAATTAGACATATATATAAAAGCCTGACCATCTATTCTTTTCTGAATAAGCTCATGAGCTTTTCCTGATACGTGGGATAGCATCTTATCTGCCTCTCCACCGCTTCCAAGAAGCTCTTTCATATCAATATCTACTATTTGTAGGAGAGCTGCCAGAGCAGGGGGAATCTCAGGAACCTTGGTATACCCCACTGGGCCAGAAGGTATCATGTTCCCTGCTGCATCTGTCATGGAATTAACAAGAAGATAGGGATAGTTCTTAATATTATCATCGGCGTGCATCTGCTCCAATCCTGCCACCTGCTCCGGTGTATAGATTGGTTTTGAAACAGTAGACAGAGAAGAAATCTCTGCTAACTGTGACATAAGCATATTTTTTAGCCTCTGAGAATCCTTAACCAACCTGACATGGCCCATACATCTTTCAACAGAATCCACTACCCAGCGTTTTCCATAAACAGGGATAATAGGGATATTTCTTCCAGCTATTACACCGCAATCCTCAAGAATCTCATTTCCTGAGAGAATGTATTTATGGACTGCTCTCTTCTTTATTTTCTTCTGCCTAACCTCTTGCGTTCCGATAGCATTTAATTCTGAAAGAAGTTCTGGGTTTTCCTCAAAGTCTTCCTCACAGTATCTTTCTTCATCTCCAGTGATATTCTGAAACACATGGATTGTGTCTTTTACCTCTTCCATAACATAGTATTCCGCTATAAATACCATATCTGGGGTGTACCAATCATATTCCACATCTGAGACTGCTTTATTTACAGAGGAAATA